ACCGAGAACAGCGAGGCGGGGACGGGATGAGTACGCACATCAACGTCGATGCTGCTCGGGAGGCGCTTGACCGGTTGGCGTTTCATGCTCGGGGTTGTCCGTGTGCTCAGCGTCCGGTCAGCCAGGCCGCGATTGACGCTCACCACCAAACGATTCGGGCAGCGCTCAACGAATTAGAGCGAGCCCAGCCGGTCGTCGGGATGTTCAAGGGGCGGAAGCTCACGATCTCCGGAGACGAGATCAGCGTCTACGCTACGGCCGAGGAGTGCAACGCCATCGGACGGGCGGTCAAGGGGTGAGCAAGTACAGCTCGGCCGTCCTGGCGGCGCTGCCGTTGGCGGCTGCCGAGTTCGAGGCATTGAAGGCCCGCGACGCCACGCTAGCAGGCGCACAGCGCACGCTGAGGGCGTCACAGCGGACGCCAGCGGGCGACTGGCGGACCTGGCTCATCCTTGCCGGCCGAGGCTGGGGCAAGACGCTCACCGGCGCCGAGGACGTGAAGACCTACGGCCTCAGTCATCCTGGCTCACGCATCGCCATCGTCGCCCCCACGCTCGCATCCGCTCGGGATACCTGCATCGAGGGGCAGAGTGGCCTGATATCGGTCCTGCCGAGGGGCGCTATCCGCGTCTGGAACCGCTCGCTGGGCGAACTGATCCTGACCAACGAAACCAGATACAAGCTGTTCAGCGCCGAGGAGCCCGACCGGCTGCGAGGCCCGCAGCATCACCGAGCGTGGTGTGACGAGCTCGCATCCTGGGGCGAGGGCACGAAGGAGCGCGACTGGCCGGCCGCCTGGGACATGCTGATGTTCGGGCTCCGGCTGGGCGCCGATCCGCGCTGCGTGGTGACCACGACGCCGAGGCCGACCCGCATCGTCAAGCATCTCGTGTCGGAAGAGACCGTCACCATGACGCGCGGCCACTCCGACGAGAACGCCGAGAACCTGCCACCAGCCTTCCTCGATCAGATCATGGCCCGCTATGAGGGCACCCGGCTCGGGCGGCAGGAGCTTGACGCCGAGATCCTGGAGGACGTGCCCGGCGCGCTCTGGACGTGGGCGATGCTGGAGGACCGGCGGCCGGCTCCAGACCTGACGCGAGTGGTGGTGGCGATCGACCCCGCCGTCACCAGTTCGGAGGACTCGGATGAGACGGGGATTGTGGTTTGTGGCCTTGGTGTTGACGGGCGCGGCTACGTCCTCGCTGACCGGTCCTGCCGGCTTAGCCCTGACGGGTGGGCTCGCCGCGCTGTTGCTGTATTTGATGATCACCGAGCCGACCTGGTCGTCGCTGAGGTCAACAACGGCGGCGACCTCGTCGAGAACACACTGCGCACTGTGCGGCGCACCATTCCCTACCGCAAGGTCACAGCCTCCCGAGGGAAGCAGACCCGAGCCCAGCCGGTAGCGGCGCTCTACGAACAGGGCCGGGTGAGCCATGTCGTGGTCTTCGATCCTGGAGGGCGCCTGATGGGATTGTTTGACTGGCTCGGGCCAACCAGCCTGACCAAGCGCCGAGGCTGGGACGCGCTGCCGGCGCCGGTGGCCGAGACGAAAGCCAACTGGCTGATCGATGACTACCGGGCGGTGATCGTCTCGCCCCTGATCCACGGGCCGGGCGCGACCGAGATCCTGAACGGCTACCGGGGCAGCGACGGCAACTCGGCCGTCTTCGCCTGCCTGAACGCCATCGCCACGGCCATCGCGGAACCGGCGCTGAAGCAGTACAAGCTGGTGGCTGGCGAGCGTGTCGAGCAGGACGCCGCGCCAATCCTGGAGTTGTTCGCCCGGCCCAACGACTTCATGACCCTCGACATGCTGTTGGCCTACGTCTCGAACTGCTTGCACGTCGATGGCAACGCCTACTGGCGGAAGATCCGCGCCGGCAACGAGATGACCGGCAACGTGGTGCAACTGTGGCCGATCAGCCCGACCCGGATCGAGGTCAGAACCAACCGGGATAGTGGCGACTTCATCAGCGCCTATCGCTACTATCTGCGGCCTGGCCGGTACGAGGACGTCCCGCCCGAGAACATGGTGCATTTCCGCGCCGGCCTCGATGACCGCGACCACCGGCTCGGCTGCTCGGCGCTGAAGCGACTGACCCGCGAGGTCAGCAGTGACGAGCAAGCGACGAAGTACGCCGATCGGCTGCTGGCGAACTTCGCCACGCCCGGTCTGAGTGTCGTCTTCCCGCCCGACGCCTCAGCGCTGACGCAAGCCCAGGCCGACGAGATCAAGGCGAAGATCCAGAGCCAGTACAGCGGCGACAACGTGGGCGCCGTCTCGGTCATGAGCCCCGGCGCGAAGCTGGAGGCGCACGGCTTCAGCCCCGAGCAGATGGACTTGAAGGTCTTGCACCGCGTCCCCGAGGAACGGATCGCCGCCGTGCTGGGCGTTCCTGCCATTGTGGCGGGCTTAGGGGCGGGACTGGACCGCAGCACCTATGCGAACTTCAAGGAGGCTAGGGAAGCCTTCACGGAGATGAAGCTGTTGCCGTTCTGGCGCTCGCTCGCCGCCGCCATCAGCCTGCAACTGCTGGCCGACTTCACGTCCGACCGCTCGATGGTCGTGGAGTTCGACGTCTCCGAAGTCCGGGCGCTGGCGGATGACGAGAACGCGAAGGCCGACCGGCTGGTGAAGCTGGTGGCCGGCGGCATCCTCGACACCAACGAGGCCCGCGCAGAGATCGGCCGGGAAGCACGGGCGCTAGTCCCCGCCTCCGACCCGGCAGACGCCGACGCTCCGGGTGGCGCACTCCCCGCCACTCGGAGCCGTCCGCGCATCTTGACGCTACCGTCCCGTAAGGCCGCATCCGATCTGCCCGGCCACTACGACCGGCTGAAAGACGATCGCCTGCCCGACTGGGAGGGCGAGATGCGGACGTTCCTCGAACAGCAGCAGCGCCGGATGCAGGCTCGACTCCGTACTGGCATCGATGACGCTGACAGCCTGATCGCGGAAACCGAGGCGACGCTGTTGGGCGAGACGCTGACGCCGTTGCAGCTCAGGGCGCTTGACGACGTGGCCCGCCTGGTCATCGCGGAGCTCGGCATCGAGTTTCAACTGGATGACCCGGCCACTCGGGCCTACCTGCTCGACGCCGGCCAGAACGTCGTGGCGATCACCGACACCACCAGGGAGGCCGTGAGAGATGCGCTCATCGCAGGACAACAGGCAGGAGAAGGCATCGACAAACTGGCCCGACGACTGCGAGAGCTCCCCGCCTTCAACGACGCCAGAGCGCGCACCGTCGCCCGCACCGAGCTTGCGCACTCGACGACGACGGCGGCGCTCGCCAACTACCGCGCCTCGGGTGTGGTTGTTGGGTGCCGGGTTTTCGACGGAGACTACGACGGCGCCTGTGCCGCGATGAACGGTCGGACCTTCCCGCTCAACCAGCTTCCGCCGACGCTCCAGCATCCGAACTGCCGGCGCGCCTTCGCGCCGATTGTCGATTCGTCAGAACTGACCGCATCCGCCTAGGAGGGTGAGTATGTGCCCTGATTGTTTGTGGGTCGAGCTGCGTGATGCTCCGTCCATGCTGTTCACGGTTGCTAAGAACCGGGACGGCTTCAAGGTGGCAGTGAGCTGCCCCTCATGCGGGTACTACTGGTGGACGACTGATCGTTGGACTCAGGAGCGCTGGTCACTCTTGGACGAGCTCCAGAACAAGCGGGCCGACGTGGGCGGCATGCATCTCTGGGGTGGGTGGGATTCGAGGGTCGCCGATGCGTTGCGGCGTCGCCTGCGTGGGCTGGATGACGCGCGCGTAGGCGCTGCGTAGGGGAGGGAAACAGACATGGCACTCGATCCGTCGATTACCACCGCTGCCGCGAACGCGGCCTGTGACGCTGTCGTTGACCTGATCGACGCCGGCACCCCGCCCGGCCTCTTGAAGATTTACGCCGGCACCGTCCCGGCCAACGCCAACGCCGCGCTGGGCGGCGCGACCCTGCTCGGCACGCTGACGTTCTCAAACCCTGCCTTCGGCGCTGCCTCGTCCGGCGTGGCGACGGCCTCGGCCATCACGTCGGACACGAGCGCCGATGCGACCGGGACGGCGACGTTCTTCCGGATCACCAACGCCGCCGGCACGGTCATCATCCAGGGCAACGTCGATACGAGCGGCGCGGACCTCAACCTGTCGTCCACGTCGATCACGTCCGGCGGCACGATCGCCGTGTCCTCGCTGACGTATACGCAGGCCGGACTGGCTTAGCTCCCCGTGGGCTACCTCGATCGCGTCCTGGCCCGGTCCGGCCTCGTCGTCTGCGTGCCGCTCACCGAGACGAGCGGCGCGCCGGTGGCGTTGGTCGGGCCGACCTGGACCGCGTCCGGGACGCAGGCCGCCAACGGGGCGGCGATCCTGCCGTCCGAGCCCGGCGGCAAGTCGCGCGACTTCACGTCCGGCGTCCTGTCCGCGACCATCACCGCCGGCGTCATCCCGCAAACGACATGGACGATCCTCGGCTGGGCCTACCGGGACACGAACTCCAGTTACAACACCCTCTTTGCCTCTAACCGCTTCCGGATCACGGCAAGCAACTCGGGGTCTGACAGCAAGGTCGAGGCGGCCATCACCGGCGGCGGGGCGGCTGACACCGGAACCGCCAGCTCGGCCCCAACTGGTCGGGTCTTCCAGTGGGCGGTCACCTACGACAGCGGCGCCATGCGGGTCTACACCGATGGCGTGCAGACCAACGCCAACCTCTCGACGCCGGCCCTCGGCGGCACGATCACCAGTCTGAACATCGGTCAGGACAACGTCAGCACCATCGGCGGGACCGACGACTTCGACGGCCGGATCGGCTACGTCGCCGCCTACGACCGAGCGCTCACGGCCGCCGAGATCATGGCCGACTTCGTCTCCGGCTCCGGGGCGCCGGCGGTCATGGGGCTCGGGACGCCGGCGTTCACGGCGACCAACGCGGCGACGTTCGCCCCGGCCTTGCCCGCGCTGTGGGCGCCGGACGACATCCACGTCCTGATCGCGGCGCGTTCCGACAATACCGCGATGACCACCCTGTCCGGGTGGAACAACCTATCAGCCGCGAACAACACCGCCGCCCAGCGCGTCGAGGTCTGGTGGCGGCGCGCGGTTGGCGGCGACGGCGCCCCGACCGTCACGTTTGGCTCATCCACGGTCGTACGTGGCGGCGTCATCATCGGCGTGCGCGGTTGCCCGACCGGCGTCTCGCCGTTCTCGGTCACACTCGTTCGATCGGACAACGCCGCCTCCGCAACGATCACGTTCGCCACGATCACGCCGACCACCGAGAACAGCCGGCTGCTGGCGCTGTACGCCTACGAGGACGATCCCAGCGCCGCCTCGCAGATCACGAACTGGTCAGTATTCACGGTCGTGACGAGCTCGCTCGGCAACGACATGGCGTTGGGCGCAGCACACCGGACCTGGCTCACCGCCAACAGCGCGACCGGCTCGCTGACCTCGACGGCCTCGGGCGGGACGTTCACCAACAGCCCGAACGTTGGCCTCGTGCTGGCCCTGATGCCCGCCTTCGTGGACGTGAGCGGGACCGGCGCGGTCACGATCGGGACGCCTGCCCTTGCAGCGTCCGGCACGTTTAGCTCGGGCAGCGTCACCGGGACCGGCGACGTGAGTATCGCTGCGCCGGTCCTCGCGGCAACCGGCAGCTTCGCCACCACGGGGACCGGGGCCGTCACGATCGGCGCTCCTGTCGTCGCGGGGACGGGCGCGTTCAGCACGACCGGCTCGGGTGCAGTCTCCATCGGGACGCCGGTTCTGGCCGGGACCGGGACGTTTGCGACAGTTGGGACAGGATATGTCGCATTTGTCGCACCTGTCCTGGCCGCCTCAGGGACGTTCACCCCGGCCCCGGTGACGGGGAC